GGGATCATCGCCGTGGCCGCGTAAGCGCCGGAAGCCGCCACAGCGGCATTCGAGGTTACCTGGGCGACGCCAGTCACCGCCTGCTGCGTACGGCCTAGAATGAGTGCAGCAAGCTGCTTTTCGAGCCACTTCTCGATCATATTGCCGAGCGCGTCGCCGATTACGCCGACCAGCCCCTGCCACATCGACTTGATCCCGTTCGCGAACGAGGTCTGCAGCGTTAGCATCTTGCCGAGCGTGCTGCTCCACGATTGGCTCAGGCTGTGGATGGCATCGAGCTGCAGCTTGTGCGTTTGCTCATAGACCTTTCGATCATCCTGAAGGCGCTTGGCATTGCCCTGAGCATTGAGCTGGGTGATCTTGTCCTGATGCTGCTTTTCGAGCAAATCGATCTGCTGCTTAATCCTGCGATAATAGGCAGAATCCTCACCTAGAATCGCACGCTGATCTTGCAAGCCCTTACGCTTGATCGCGTATTCCTCATTCTCGAGGTCGACATCGAGCTGATACAGTTGCGAGTTTAGGTCGCGCTGTTGCTGAACCTCCTGATTTGCCGAGATCGTACCGAGCTTGCGCGCCTCAGCGATCGCATCCAGCTTGGCCTGAATGCCCAGCCGGGCGAGATCGTTTTGTGTCTTGGCCGCCTCCATGGCAAGCGCTTCGCTCTGCTTGGCGTCGTCGGTCTCCTTCTGCTGCTTTTCCTTGATGAGAGCCTGCCGGGCGGTGAGATATTTCCGCTCGACTTCCAGCTTGTCCTTCGCGCTCAGATCCGTGCGCTTGAGGGATTGCTGCCAGAAATCGGCCTCCGATTGCAGCGAATATTGCTGGTACGTGCCCTGCGCGTCCTGCTCCATGGCCCAAGCGGTCTTCTTCGCTTCCAGCTCTTCGTCGAGCTGCTGCGCGATGGACGGTCCCTTCTTCTTATGGCCACCGGCGGTAAGGTCTGGGTCGAAACCGCCCCCCTTTGGTTTCGCTTCAGGCAGGGAGCCGACCTTGCCGCCTGTCGGGTCGTAGTTGAGCCCATCCATGCCAGAGCCGAACGACAGATGGCTCTTTGCATCGTCAGCCAGCGATTTGATCCTGTCAGTCGACGTTTTCACCCGCGCGACGACTGCGTCCAGCCCAGCGTTCCAATCGCCCTGGATGGCGCCCCAATTGAGGGTCAATGCATCCTCGACGATCTTGCCGAACGTCATGACGACGGTGCCGGCGATTTGAATGTCGGCCTTGATCGCCTCCATGGCGATCTTCACGCCATCCTTCATCACGTCGAAGGCATCGGTTGCGGAATGCACGTGCTCGGTGAGCCAGACGAGGCCGCCGACGGCAGCGGCAGCCGCTACCGCGACCCACGTCAACGGGTTGGCCAGCAGCGCGACCGTGAATTCGATCGTCGCGGTAGTCGCGGCCACGATGGCCTCGGTGACGCCGGTCATGGCCGCGGTTACGGCGCCTATGATCCCATCAATCTCGAAAGCGGCGGCGAGCCCCATCACGGCTTCACTCGCCGTCACACTGGCTACAGCCGACGCTATCGCAGCGCTGACATATGGCCCAGCCAGCAGCGTGGCTAGGGCAGCAGCGATCGGCAGTACCGTTTCAATGTGATCGGAGAGGAAACCAATCACTTCGCCAAGCGGCTCCAGTGCGGCCGCAACAGTGCTGACAACTGTGCCAAACGCTTCGAGCGTGCCTGTGATCGCGTCGAGTACGATCTTCGCCGTGCCGCCCTCCCGATAGCTTTCGATGAAGCCAGAGATCATGGAATTCAGGCCGTCGGCCGCCTCCTTCAGGACCGGCGCGAAGGTATCCGTGAGCACGTTCGATACGCCCTGCCAGGCGACCTTGCTTTCGTTCGTGGACTCAGCGAGGGCGACGCCCTTTTCGTTGACCTGCTCCAGCCAGTCACGCAGGCCTTTATTCGCGGCACTGGCGACGAGAACGCCAGCTGAATATTCCTGCGTTTTGCGGTCGAGTTCCGCGATGCCCTCCGATCCTCGATCGAGGAACGGGATCATGTCCTTGCCGCTCTTGCCGAAGAGCTCCATCGCCAGCGCAACTTTTCGTGGGCCGTCGTCCATATCCTTGAACTTGTCGGCGACGATTGCCAGGCGCTCCATTTGCGTGCGGCCATCGTTCGCGCTGATACCGACTGCCTTGAAGGCTTGAGCGACCGCGCCGGTGCCGTGCGCAGCGGTTACGGCATTCTTGTCGAGAATGCCCATCGCCTTGGCGAGCGCATCGACGTCCATGCCCGTCTCGGCGGCGGCGGCCTGCAAGCCCTGAACCTCGGGAACGGTCATTCCAAAAGTTTCGGCGAAATGCTTAGTCTTCTCGGCGGCCTCCCCCATATGCTCGGCCCATTCGCTAATCCGCTCTACGGCGAAGGCGGCAATGAAAACCTCTGCGACCTCCGCCAGCGCTGCGCGAAACTCGCCGAACTGGCCAATGGTCTCGCGCAGATGGACGCCGGTCTCGCTGATGCTGGCAGTAATCCCCTCGAAGCCGTGTTTTGACGGCTCGGCGACATGCGAGAGTTCTTTGATCTCCTGAGTGACCAGCGCGATCTTCGCGCGCGCCTTCTCGGCGGCTTCGGCGCTCGCCAGCATGCCGGCGCGGAGCTGATCGGTCGCGCCGGTGCTGGCGGCTTCCTTGGCGAAGGCATTCAGATCCTTCGTGGCCGCCTTGAGCTCGGCGGACATGATCGCACGCTTCGCCTGTAGGTCGACGACGTCGGCGGTTATCGAGACGGCGATATTATTCGACACAGTCTATCCCCAAGTTAAGGCTGGCGGTGGCCACGTCAGTTGCTGCCGTACAGGCTCACAACCGAACCATCGACGAAGGCACCGCTCGATAAAATTACCTTCACCGCGTTGATGGCCGAGGTGCTGGCCCAAGCTCCCCCATATACGCCGGCGCCAACGTTGAAGCTGCCGGTGCCAAGGGTGTTTCCCCAATACGACGCCACTTCCTTGAAGAAAGTGGTCCCTCGATAATCGAACAATGTCGCGTGAATGCCGCCGGCGTAATTTGCGGTCGCAGTTGCTGCGTCAAGATTGCCTATGAGAAGCGATGTCTGGCCGGTGGATTGGGTAAAGCTGGTGCCGGTCGAATAGGAATGAACGCGCTCCCATTGGTAATTTCCGCCGGTGTCGCTGTTGAATTGCAAACCGACATCAACGACGTTGGTCGCGCCCGTGCTTCTTCCCCGTACCCTGATTTCAAGATCGCGATATGAGCTGGAGATCGACGAGAATGTGACGCTTGCTTGCGATCCCGATGTTACCACCTCGGAGATCAGCGTGAGCGCGCCGCCACCGCCGCCGCCAGCCGGCGTCGCCCAAGTGCCATCGCCCCTCCAATAGGTCGACGACGATGCCCCGGTGCCGCTGCCGAGGTGAGAGACACCGAGATTGCCGGTGACGGCCGACGTGGAGAGGTCGAGCGCCCCATAAGCGCCATCCGCGCTCGCGCCGCCAGACAGGAACGGCTGCCCGCTTGTGCCCGCTGCCGAAACGTTGGCCGCCGAGGTGCCGTTGCCGAGCACGACGCCATGCGCGGTCAGGCTGGTCTTGCCAGTGCCGCCGTTCGGGGCTGGCAGAGTGCCTTTCACCTGCGTGGCCAGATTCACCTGGCTCTGAGCGAGCAGCGGCGACGCGACCAGGGTAAGCAGCGGAAGAAACAGCCGAAAAAGCTTCATCGGAACCCCCTTTAATATTGGTATGCGGCGAGCAAGACGTCGCCAGTGTTCGGCGCGGCTATCATGGTGATGGTGGCTCCCGACAGCGTGTAATCCTTGCCGGAACCGGGCTGCTGCAGCACGCCGTTGAGATAGAGCTGGATGCCCGACGTCGGCGTGTGTGCGAGCGCGAAGGACGTGTTGCTGGCGTTGATCGCGCCGGAAGGAACCTCATTGAAGACGACAGCGCCGGGCGCCCCGAGCGGCCCGATCGTGGTACCATTGATCCGGCAAAAGAGACCGGCTGTCGTCGTCCAGCAATCGCCATCGACGGGCGATGTAGGCGCGGTGCCGTGCGGTAAGTTGATGGATGCCGCGCCCGCCGTTGCGGCGTCCGTCTGTAGAGTGGTGCCGGACGGCAGTTGCTTGACCTGCCCGCTCTCTATGACGAGTGGCTTGTCCGCCATAGACTACCGGCACCCCTTCATGAAAAATCCATGGTCACCGTGGGCGTTCTTCCCGAAGGGTGGCCGCCGCGACGCGATGGAGCGCGCGCCGCGACGGCCTGGCGAAGGAGCCCGTTCCACGCCAAAGAAAATCACGCCCATGGCACCCTCGATAGCCGGCGCACTGCGCGCTGACGCTCCTCGAAGTCGGCCCGCTGCTCGGCCGTCAAATGGTCGAGCTTCGCGCTTCGGTTCGCTTTGTTGTAGGCAGGCTCGGTGCTAAACGTTTGTCCGCGTGCGTTAAGGCTCGCGAAAAAGCCGCCCCTTGAAGGACCAATGCCTGCGCGCGAGGTCACAACGGCACCCACATGGGCCGGAACACTCGAGACGGTGCTAAATCTTTGTCCGCGTGCGTCAAGGCTCGCGAAAAAGCCGCCTCTTGAAGGACCAATACCTGCGCGCGCGGTCACAACAGCGCCCACATCCGCTGGAACACTGACGAACGACACTTCAAGCAATTCCGAGCGCGTGATGTGCATGCCGCGGCGCGGATTTTTCGGGTCAAGGGGCTTGGATTCGATAGGATCGAACCCGATCGAGAGATTGCGGATGATGCCTGCTTTGACCAGCCGTCGCACTTCGTCGGCGCGATCACTCATGCCGATCGGCGCAAAATCGATCGTTATTCGCAGATTGCCGTCACCGTCGACCCGCGTAGCAGCCGGGGTACCGACCGGCACATTGGGGTCATGGCTCCATAGGATAGTTCCCGAGCGCATGAACGCTCGCGTGTCCATCCCTTTCATCTCCACGATGTGGCCGTCCCGCGCCAATTTCGAGGTGCCCGCGATGGCTTCGACGCGGTCGGGTCCGAGCATCGAGGTGGAAGCATCGAAAAGGCGAACCATTGTCGTCATATGGATATTTCCCATCAAGCCAGTGTTGCTGCGTTCGCCGCAACCAGTGCGTTGGCGATGCAAGCAAAGGTAGTAATCACGGTCCCGGAAGGGATGGCGCGTGGATATGCATGGCCCGCCGCATGGACGCCGGTTTGACCCGGATCGGCGGGCCACCCCGGCGGAAGACTTTGCTTCCAATCCTTCGTGAGCGTCACTCTCTTGGGCAACGCGGTAAACGGTGCCAGGCCGGGGTCAGCGAAAATGGGCGTCGCCGTGCCGTTGGGGTCAGCGATTCCTACCTGTATCGGGCCAACACCGCTCATTCTGCGATCTCCTTTGTTGGGCCGAGGTCCGCAGCTGCATCGATGCGCAATATCTCCTCGTCGCTGATCCAATCGCCCGCGCCATTTCGAAGAAGCGGCTCTGCCTCTTCGAAAGTCAGGGCGACGACATCCCCGGCCTGCATCTGACCTTTCCGTGGATGATCAAGTGTGCCGCGGATCAGGTGAAACAATCGCTCGCCTTCACCGGCGATTTCACGAAGGGGCGGCCGCTTGGCCCTTGGCGGCATCGGAGCGTGCGGAAGATCAACGGCCGAAGATGATACCGCGGAGCTACCAGAATCTTGCTCTTCCTGCACCCATGCGGCGCGGCCAGATGCCACATAGCGGCCACCCTGCTCCGGCGTCATTGCAACGGCATCCCCTTGCTGAAAGGTACCGAGCGTCGGATGATCATAATTGCCGTTCAAGATGCGAAGGCTTCGGCGGCGGTCAGCGTGGGGACGCTGGATAGGGCGGAGACCATCCTCGAATTGGGACAACAGGTCGACCGCGAGTAGCGGAGCATTGCCTATCGCAGGCGGAATGGGAAGGCTCCGATAGTCCGACTCAAATCCGGCGGAGAGAACGGCCTCACGTGAAGCCACCAGGCGGGAAAACGCCTCGCGTGCGGCCTGAGCCCTTGCAAGGAAATCGAGCGCTGCCGGCAAGAATGCCGCAACAAGATCCACTCGAAGGGCCTCACGCCTTTCGGCCGTCACGATTGCCAAGCGCTGACGGGCATCGGCGATCTTTGCATCAAGCTTTCTCAGACGATTGCGAGCGGCGCGCGTCTCCGCCATCACCGATGCCATTTCTGTAGGATCCTCGGTATCGTCCTCACGCGCCTGCAGACTCATGATCTCGTCAGCGAGCGCGGCACCCTCCGCATTGAGCTTCGCCAACGCTGCTTCGGCGCGCTTCACCTTATCGAGTTTCATGCCGATCTTTGCCATGGCATTCACGTTCATCTCCCTTCGATGAGAGGATTATTTGGCAATCGCGTGCTCATTTCCTCGGGACTTTTTGCGCACGGCACGAGAAAGGCGCTGGCCAAATATTTTCCGGATCGTCGCAGCCGCCGGCACGGCCCCGTTCGTCAGGCGGAGAACCTGGTGCGCGACGGAATGCGCTCGATTGTGCGGCTCTGCGCGATGACGATCGAAGCTCCAGGCCGAGGTCGCGTATCGAAGGAGGTCTGTCGCCACGATCTCCGCCAGCGCCTTGGTATCGCCATTTCGGCCCACCGCCATCAGACAGAGTAAATCGTCGCGCTGAGCAATCCAGGCGCTCCGCAGCGCATAGGGTTTGAACAGCTCAGCCAGCTCAACGCGCATTTGGATCGGCAGCGCCGCGATGGCCGCTCGCCAATCCTCGATCCTGGTACCGGGAGTTGGTGCTGGCATGCACGCAAGCGGAGGAGCCAGCCCGGTCAAACGGTGCCCCCCGGAACGAGGAATTTTTTTATTGGGAAAAAACTCGATAGTAAAAAAATATGCCTTTGAAATAGCAGGAAAATGCCTTCCGATTTATTTTCTATTACCGGTTCCAAAGGTCCTCGATTTTTTTCGTCAGAAAAAAAATCTCCGCGTGCCGATCCATGCGGTTGCACGCGTTGGCGTGTGTGGAAATTAAACCCCCTACCCCCCGGAAGGCTGCCATCCACCGCTGCTGGCCCCCCACCCTCGCTCATGCTTCGCACGCGCGCTCGAGCGGCCGCACCTTGCCGTCGGGGCCGAAGCGACATCGTGCACCGATACGCTCAAGGTCGCGGTTTGCCTCGGCAATCTCGTATGCCTTTAGCCTGTCCTGCCGTTCCGCTTCTCGCGCGTGAAGAAAACCAATCGGCGGCCCCCAATAGCGATCAACATCCTCGATCATTCAGCTGCTCCTGACTGAAGATGACCTGGAATGACGACCGGCACGAGCGGCGCTGCCGTGTCGCATCTGTTGGCCTTCGAGCGATACTCTGCCGCTAGCTCGGGCTTGCCGATCCGCTCCATCCGATCAGCGAGATCCCTACATTCCGCGGAGGAAATTGGCGCGGTACGTGTTGAGATTGGCTCTGGGCGCGCCGTCCAGGCACTGGGTCTGCTGTGCCAACCACTTGGCGCGCCGGAGCGAATCTCGAACAATCCGGAGTAGCCACGCAGAATCGATTGGTTCAGGACGTCCGCCGGATCATTGCCTGCATCTCGCAGCTGCTCGAGTTTAGCTAACGCAAGCTTCTCAGCATGCCCGGTGAAAGGATTACGGCCCCTTCGGCGCATCTCGGTGAAGGCATTCCACGCTTCGATCGGCACCCAATCAGGAACGTGAACTTTTGGCCTCGCGCGATCTGAAACAGCTTTAGCTGTTGAAGAGGTGATGGTTCTTGATGGTTTGTCCGAAGCCGTTTCGGGGGTTGGCGTCAACCGCTTCGGGGGTGAAGCGTCTTCGGGGGCGAAATCCCTTCGGGGGTGCACGATGTAGCGACAGCCCCGGCCGGGCGTTTCTTTTCGGGTGAGATGCCCCTTTGCCGCCAGCTCTTTAATTGCAGCCTGGACGGTACGATCCGATTTGCTGCATTTCTTGGATAGGTTACGCATGGAGGGCCAGCACTCACCGCCATCGTTGGCGCAGTCCGCGAGCGCCAGGAGAACCAACTTCTCGCTGTCGGGAAGCTCGACCTCCCATGCCGCGGTCATCAGACGGATGCTCATACCGGCTGCCCAATCTGATTGCCGGGCGCCTTTGACGCAGCTGCGGTCGCACCGGTCTGGATGCGTACTAGGTATCGGCAAAGGTAGAGGAGTATCGTCATGCCGTCTCCCCTTGCGGCAGGTCGTCGAACAGAGGCGAGGCAACCCATGAAACCCCGCCGCGCAGGTGAGCCTCTAATTGGGCTCGAACTAACCGCTCCGATGGAGATCGAGGCAGGACTGACAGTCGTCTGCGTTCAACGGGAAAGCGTAGGATCTGCACCATCTCGACATCACTATCCGCAGCTAGGCAGCTGCTTTTGATGCAATCTCAGCGAAGTGACGCCGCAAGCTCCCTACCGTCCACGCCGACATTTGCGCGCCGAGCTTGACCGGAGCAGGGTGTCGGCCCTCCTTGATCCATCTGTATATCGTCTGCGGAGGCACGCTCCCTTGTAAGGCCGTGACCACCGGCATCCGCACGAACGCGCTATCCGGCAGCTGATCGAACTGCCGCAATGCCTCTTGATCGGTTTTCGTCACCTCTATTGCTCCCAAGCGATTGACCCGTCGCACGGGATAACATTGAGGCACGTACGGTTGTCTCGTGAGAAATAGCGCCTTTTTATCGCGGGTTATTTATCACGCTTCGGACGCTCTCGAAGGGCGCGAGAAATCTCGCGACTGAGTGCACCATCGGAAGCGTTGCCTTTACGGAATTCGACTGGAAACACCCGCTGGATCGCGGAAACCAGTGTTACGAATGGCGATATCTTTCCGAGATCCGACACGTCGCCACGCGCAGAAATCGCCATGCCCCTGCTTCCGGCAAAGTCGGCGAGCGCCCACACTAGCCATGTCCAGGCGTCAGGCGGAACTGTGCCTTCTTGATCAAAGGGATCAATCGAAGGAGCAAATCGCGGGGTCGTGGTCTCGATTTCATTCACGGGCTTACCGTCCACACCGCGAAGCGCTGACGTGTTGAACAAGTTCTCCCGCACGCGCGCTGCTGCGGCGAGCAGCGTTTTTGGCGCGTCGGCAATATAGAACAGCGCGGCAAGATTTGCCGGAACTTCACCTGCGATGTACATGTCTCGCAAACGATAATCGAACAGACGTGCAACGCGGTATGGCGCTCCTTCCCCTTCCAATAATGCCTGCAAGGCATCTTGAAGTAGCTCTGCGGCCTCCTCTACCCGTCGGAGGTGATCGAGCGCATCGGTCGCCAGCGGCGGAGAAAGCTCGATGCTACGCGCTGCCATATAACGCGAAGCGATCGTAAGAAGTGCACCACGCTCTGATTGGCTCAGCGTGGCATTCAACGCATGTTCAATGCTGTGCCAAGCTGCTTCGTCGATCGGAAGAGGAGTGAGCCCCGCCGGCATCGGGTAGGCATTGGCCATCCACCGGGGAGGTCTACCCATTCAAACGGCCTGGCGGCGGTAGCGTGTGGTTCACGCCTGTCTCCGAAGCGGCACCACCGATCCGGATTGGGGAGATCTGGCCAGAAATCGCGCCCAATCATCCATCATCTTTCGCCGGCGTTCGAACATGTCGCCGCGGCGATAGGCTGCCTCCACCTTCGAGCCTATGGCATGAGCAAGCGCCATTTCAGCCATGTCGCCAGGATAGCTGGTTCGCTCCGAAACCCAGTCTCGAAAGGTGGATCGGAAGCCGTGCGCAGTTACCGACACGTTCATGCGACGCAGGACCTTAGTCATCGCCATATCACTAAATGCGCTTCCTCGGGGCGCGGGGAAGATCAGATTATTCCCGGCCATCCGCGGCAGGCTTGCAAGCAGTGCAAGGGCGGCTTTTGACAATGGGACGCGATGCTCTTTGCCGGCCTTCATTCTGTTTGCGGGTATCGTCCAAATGCCGGCCGCCTGGTCGATCTCAGACCAAGTTGCACCGCGAACTTCCCCCGATCGCGCGGCCGTAAGGATGGCAAACTCTAGGGCCCTCGCCGCTCCCCCCTCAGCTGCCCGAAGCCGCGCCATAAATGACGCTATTTCAGCGACGACCATTGCTGCATGGTGACCGTCCCGGCCAGCCTGGCGGTTCTTCTCGGCCTTAAGCTTGCTCGGTTTCGCTAGCAGTTTGTCGAGATGACCTCGCCAGCGGGCCGGATTAAGACCTTCCCGATATCCCGAGGCCGTCGACCAATCGAGCACTGCTTCGATCCTGCCACGTAGGCGGCTTGCTGTCTCCGGCTTGGCCGTCCAAATTGGTCGCAGCACGTCGAGCACATGCGCCAGCCCCACATCAGCAACGGACAACTCACCTAAGGTGGGGTAAGCGTAGGCTCTCAGCGTGCCTTCCCATTGAGCACGGTGTTTTGGGTTCTTCCATGCAGCTCTTTGATCAGCAATGAATGCTTCGGCCGCCGATTTGAAGGTCATCACCTTCGCGTTGGCGGATAGCAGCGCACTACGAGCCGCCTTGCGTTGTTCTATGGGATCGATGCCTTCCCGGACCTTCTGACGGGCCTGCCGGGCGAGTGTACGGGCGTCAGCCAACGGCACCTCGGGGTAGCCGCCTAGCCCCATATCTCTACGTTTGTCGCCTATCGTAAGCCGAAGGATCCACGTGCGCGCTCCGGACGGAAGCACCTGCAACGCCAACCCCGGGACCTCGCCGACAAAATGCAACCCCGGCTCACTGAGGTTTTTAACCGCAAGGGCACCCAGCGCCTTGGCTTGCTTCGGCATGTGTCCGCCAAACTCCGCTTCCCATCTTCACACCCATCGTAATGGCTGTGATTTGACGTTACAAGCTGTTATCTGTCGTTTCGATGGAAGGAAGAAAATCGTTGAAATTTAGCCGAAAAAATTACGGGTTGTTACCGGTAGGAGTATGGCGGATAGAGACACCCTGTCCGCCACCTTCGGTCAATGACCTGGCGGGCAGCTGCCGCTCATT